CATTAATAACTGGTGCATAGGTAAAAGTGAATGAATTTGAATTATCAGTTTTTTCAAAAGCTCCTATTAATCTTCCAGTTTTTTCCCAAAGATTAAAACTTCTTTCACTGTTATCGTGAGGAATTATAGATTCAGATGATGCTCCTTCTCCAATCCAAGCAAGAGTTGGTGAATTTACAATTCCACCTTTTGCATATCCTGGAATATCTTTTCTACCACCATAAGAATAAGGTTTTACATTAGATTGTGCAGAGTATCCTCTTCTTCCTGGTGGAGCTGTTCTTTCATCAGACCCTAAAAATAATATTTTTTTTCCCCAACCAACAACAGTTTCAAATCCACTTTTTATTTTTTCAAATATTCCTACAAAGAAATCTGCTACCTTTCCACCAATATCTTTGATATTATTCCACTTTTCTTCCATCCAGTTAAATACATTCCCAAGGATATTTTTTATTGTAGCTTTAAAGTTATCCCATTTTAAAACTAGATTAGTTATCATATTTGCAACTTTTTCTTTTAATTCAGCTGCTTTTGCTTTTATCTTATCCCAATTTCTATATATCTCCATTCCACCTTTTACAATCCAACCTATAGGACCCATTAGATACCAAAACTTATCAATAAGTCCAACTACCATATTTTTTAAATCAATAGCTTTTTGCTTTACAGTATCCCAGTTCTTATATAACAGATAACCAGCTGCTACCAATGCTATAATTCCTGCTATTACCCAAGTTATTGGACTTGCTAACATAGTTGCTCCAAATTTAATAAATGCTTTTGAGAGTGTTCCAACTCCTTTAATTAATCTTTTTCCAAAAGTAAATAATTTTGAACCTGTTCTTAATATATTTGTTCCTACTTGATGCTTAGTCATAAAACCAGCTATTTTAAGATAATTTGAATATATTTTTAAAACACCAGATACTCCTTTAAAAGCTACTCCTAAACCACCTAAAACTACAACTCCTTTTACAAGAGAGTCCATAATTTTTTTAAACAGTTCAGGATGTTTTTCCTGATAAGCAGATATTTTACTTAGAAAATTAGAAAACCATTCCAATGCACTATTAACAGAAGGGAGAACAGTAGTTCCTAGTTGAGAAAGAATTATTGACAATTTACCATTAGCTATTGCCAATTGATTAGCTGTTGTGGCTCTTTTTATATCTGCTTCTTTATCAACACTTCCCTTAGCTTCATCACCATTAACTTTTGCTAAATTTTCATTTACTCTATCCAAATTTGCTGCAATAGCAGCAGCTCCTCTTTTTCCTTCTTCTCCAAAAAGCAAGGTCATTATTGCACCTTGTTCATCTTTAGATTTGCTATTAATTTTTGTAAAAAGTAAATTTAATGCTTTTTGAGCATCTTCCTGAGCTAGTTTTGATAATTGAACTGGATCAATACCTAAAGATTTATATATCTTTGCTTGATTTTTTGTTACAGCATTTCCTTTTGTCATAGCACTAAAAACTTTTTTTGCACCTGTTGCTGCTACATCTGCATCCATACCTTGTTCAATTAATGAAGCACCTATTGCAGCTACTTTATCGGCTGAAAATCCTGATAATTTCCCTATATTCCCAGTTCTATTTACAAAATCTGTAATTTTAGCTGCACTTGCTCCAGTTGTATTCCCTAAATAATTCATTTTATCTGTTAATTCTATTAGGTCATCATATGGAAGTTTTAAAGCATTTTTCATTTCAAACATTGATTGTGCAGCTTCTTCTCTATTCATATCAAAAGCCATTCCAATTTTAGAAGCTAATTCAATATACTGAACTGCTTCTTCTTGATTTAAACCTGATTGCCCAGCACTAGCAGCAGCACCATATAATTCATCAAGTGAGATTGCTATTTTTTTCTCTGTAATAATTTTATGTAGTTCTTTTTTAAACTTTTCTTCTTCCTCTTTTGAGTTAAAATCAAATTGCTTTTTCACATCTGAAAAATTACTTTCAGCATCTATAGCTTCCTGGACTGGTTTATATAAAGTTCCTGCTACTGCACCAGCACCAGCTAACATCTTAGTTCCAGCACCAGAAATTTTATTAGCTATATTACTTACTTTTGAAGCTTTATTAAATTTTTTAGTCGCATTTTCAGCAGCTTTAATAGCTTTTTCTAATTTTTCATAAGCTTTAGTTGTGTCATTAAGATCAACTTTTTTTTCTTTTAAAATATTTTTAGTTGCATTTAAATTTTTAGCTTCTTTTATATAAGATTGATTTAGAGAATTCAATTTTTTTTCTAATTCTTTTAAAGCCTTAGTTTTTTCTTCTACTATTTTTTTACTTTCTTTAAGTTCTTTTCTTTGTTTTCTAGTTTTACCAGTATTTTCTTCAATAGCTTTTTTTTCTATTTCTATTTCTCTTTTTAAATTTTTTATTGCCTTTTCAGTTTCTTTTATAGTTACAATTTTCTCTTTCAATGCTTTAGTATCTTTATTATATTTAGCAAGTAAAGACTGACTATCTTTTAAATTTACAATCTCTTGATTTAACTTTCCAATAGTGTTGCTTAATTGAGATATTCCTTTATTTGCTGTTCCAAATGATTTAGAGAAAGTAGCACTAACCAAAGCACCTATTCCAAATGAAATTCCAACTGATTTCATATTTCCTCCAAATAAAAAACCACTTACCAAATTATGATAAGTGGTTTATATTTTTATTTATATTGCAATATGCTAAAAAACAACAAAGAACAGAACTATCAAAATAACTAAACATATTATAATTTGTAAAGAATTTAATAACATATCAGTCATAATATTGATACATTCAGCCAAATCATTCCAAAAATCTTTTCCATCATTTTTTGAAATACTATCTAATATTTTTTCTTCTTCCATTTGCATATTATTTTCTTCTAACATTGCTTGATGAAGAAATGTATTATCTATTTGATGTCTTTGCATATTACTCACCTCTTAAATGGATTTTACAACAAATTCATTTAAAAAGCAACCACTTATTTAAAATTTTGATTGTTTTTCAAGAATTTCTCCCATATCACTTACCCAATCAAAGAACTCTTGAAAATTCATATTGATAAAATAATCAATATTTGTTTTACTTTCTTTACTCATAATTAAGATTGATTTTCTAATATCTTTGCAGCTAAGCTTTCCAATCCCACACCATTGAACAAACCCTTTACTTCATTTGTAACCTCTAAATACTCTCTTCCAGTTAATTTTTCAACTAAATCATCATATGAACAATTAATCATTTTAGCAGCAACATATCCTAAATAACCTCTTGAATTTTCCATATCTCCTTGTGGAAAAATTCCACCTGTCAACAAAAACTCTCTTTCAGAGTCCAATATAGATTTTGGTGTAAAATTTTCTTTTGAGATATTAATTTCATCTATTTCAACTTCTACACCATTTTTTATACATTTAATTTTATTTTTTATTTTCATACATTCCTCCCTAAATTCCCATTGCATCTCTTACTTCTTCTAGTAAATCTTCTCCATTAATATTAAAGATCATATTTATTTTATCTATTTCTAAAACTGTTTCTCCATCCATTTCTACTTTTAAATAAAGACAACTATATTTTTGATTTGAACCAGAAGGTTTTCCAACTTCTAATTTTCCTAATGCTATATTTTTAGGAACAACCCTAGTAGAAATTTTTAACTTTCCTGTTTGAATTTTTCCTCCAACAACATCAGTTGATTGAGTAGCAGCCCTAAACTCTAGAGCATAAACTTTTTGAGTAAAATTATGAAAATTTTGATTTATTAAAGTTCTAAAATTAAGTCCAATTTCCATATTTTGAAAATGTCCTAATGTTGGAGAATCTATCTCTCCAGCAATTCCAGCTCCTGAAATTGTTTCAGACATAAATTGTATGTCAGGCAGTTCTGCATCTACTAATGCAGTTGGGGACATTTCACCATCTATATAACATTTATAGTTAATGATTTTTTCAGGAATAACTCCCATTGTTTTTGCCATTTTTTTACCTCCTAAAATAATTTATCATAATAATCTACATCTATTTCTAAATCATAGATTATCTCTTCAGCTGGTAATGCTGGTGTAAAATATACTTTAAATTTTATTTTTCCATCTACTAAACTTGTTTTTGGATTATCTTCTTTTCTAAATACTACTCTTGCTCCAATAGCCATTCCTGTTGCAACAAGTCCATTTAACCAAATATTGATGCTATCAGTAATAGTTTCTATTAGGACTCTATTTGTAGGATCATCTACTTTTTGCCAATAGGTTAATACTAAAGAGTTAATTAACCAGTTAAACATCAACCTACTTGCAATAAAAGAATCTTTTGGATCTGTATTTGCTGGAAAACAAGATGTTCTATTTCCCCAAAAACGCCAACCACCTGTCCAATTTATAATAGTTGATATTCCTTGACTATTCAGATAATTTGCTTCATCTAATCCTAACCATATAGAAGTACCATCTGCTAGTACAGCTCCATCACCTTTAATGTTCTTATTACTTGGAGATTTATAAGGAACATCTTCAGATTCTCTTGCTAAAATTTGAATTATTGCAGCCTTTTGGGTTGAAATATGATATTGTGCTTCTCCCAAAGATATTTTAGGATAACTAACATCTAAAAAAGTTGAAGATATATTATTCTTATTTTTATTTTGTACAGTATCTCCATATTTTTTTACTGTATTAGTATCTAAGTCAACTAATCCAAATGCTTGAAAATGACCATTTACACTTCTTGCTTTTGCTTCAATCACAGCACTTACAGTTGAATCAGTAGAAAATTTTGGAGCCAAAATTAAACTAGGGACTTTTCTATATTTTGGAAAAACTTCTGATATTAATTCCAATCCTTTTTTCTTTCCAGTTCCACCATCTATTCCACCAATTATATCTGTATTTTTAATTGCTGAAGGATCTATCATACTATAACTAACTTGGATATCTGTTGTTCTTGTTTCACTAGGAACTATTACTAATTGCCCTTTATCATTAAAATTCTTTATGTATTCAAAAGTTTCTGTTATAGTTAAAGTTTCAGGAATTATTCCAATGTCTTCTAACAAATATTTACCATCAATAAATTTTATTGTTTTATTTTGTACTTCTTTTTTATGCTTTGTAGGGTCAAGTACATTTATTAAAATAATTGGACCTATATTAAATTTTGAGAAATGTGTATCTATTGCTTCACATAAAGTATAGTTATTAAAATCATTTAGAAAACCAAAATTTTCAACTGCTTCTGCATAAGAACTACATAAAATTGGTTCATTAACATTTTTTGTTTTACATAAATTAATCGGAGCTGTTCCAACATACACTGGAGTTATTCCATCACTTACAGCAGCTATTAATTTTGTAGGACTTTCTTTCCCTGTTACACCATGTCTAAATCCCATTTATTTTCCTCCTAATTCATTTTTTAAAATAAGATAATT